CAAGCATTAATACTACAGGAATTATAACTGCTTCAAGTTTTATAATTACTCAATCATCAACAATAGATGGTTCGTTGTTAATTGGAACAAGCACACTTTCACTTTCTGGGTTTTCCAGTACATTTACTGTAGTTGGGTCTAACTCTTTTACTGTGCCAATAGGAGTTTCTAAAATTTCAGCAATAGTAATTGCTGGAGGAGGAGGTGGTGGAGCAGGTCAAGGTGGGAATGGAGGATCTGGTGGTGGAGGAGGAGGACTGAGATATATTAATGACTATCCAGTTACTCCAGGTCAAGTATTAAACATTACTGTAGGAAATGGTGGAAATGGTGGAAATGGTGGAAATGGAAATTCTGGTGGGACTTCCGAAATTACTGGAATTGTGACTGCTTATGGTGGAAGTGGTGGAACAAATAGTACTGGAGGTTCTGCTTCCGGTGGTTCTGGAAGTACGATTGGTGGAAATATAGGAGGAGGTAATGGCGGTAATGGTGGAGGTGGTACATTGACCTCTGGTGGAGGAGGAGGAGGAGCAGGAGGATACATAGGAAATGGAGGAAATGGTTCATCAGCAACTGGAGGTAATGGTTCTGGAGGTGCAGGAGCAGGTGGTGGAGGACTTGGTTCTGGTGGTGGTGGAGTGGGATTATTGGGATTATCACAAAATGGAACAGGTGCATTAAATTCTGGAGGAACAAGTGGTTCTGGTGGTTCTGATGGAACAACAGGAACAGATGGTAGTAATGGAAGTCCAGGGGGGAATTATGGTGCAGGTGGTGGAGGAGGAGAAAATGGAAGTTCTACTCTTGGAGGAAATGGAGCTCAAGGTGCAGTAAGAATTTTGTGGTCTCCAAGTTCTAAGTTCTCAAGACTATTCCCAACAAATCAAGTTGGAAACAATATAAATCAATAAAGGCATTAAAGAAAAATGGCAAACAACACAGGAGTATTTTTTAATATAAATGACAATGACGGAATACCTTTAGTTGGTGTTTCCACTGATGGTAGGGTTTTGATTAATCATCTTTATGGAAACTGTTTGATTGGTTCTACATCAGTGACTGGAACCTCATCACAACCACTTCAAGTCACTGGTGGTGTTTATGTTTCTGGTTCTGTTGGTATTGGAACTACAAATCCAAAAGCAGCACTTGATGTTGGTATAGGAAGTGTTTATGTTTCTAATGGTGATATTCATATAAATGGATCATCATTTATATTTAACACAAGAGATGCATTTGGTGGATTTTTTACTAATGGTGGAACTGATGGACTTGGATTTCTTAATATTTTATCTCCTGGTGGTATTACTGGATTTAATGTAAAACCACCAAGTGGATCTGCAGGTTCATTTGGAGCACCAGATACTGCAGATATGTACAACACTCTAAGTACTAGACACGATGGAACACAAGGTATAACAGATTTTAAAGGTCTTGTTGGTATAGGAACCACAGCACCAACATCAAAACTTCACGTTCAAGGTGATGCTAGAGTTGGAATTGATACTTCATCTGGCGTAATTCTTACTGCTGAAAATGGAACAAAATATAGACTAATAGTAAGCAATACAGGAGTTTTAAGTACAGTTTCAGTTCCATAAATCATTGACTTTTCAATACCCAATAAATATAAGAATAAAAGAGTAGTTTTTTTGTAATAATGCGAACAGTTCCAGGGTCAGGTGCAATATTATTTCCAATTTTTGATGGAGATAAATATTCTGTATCAAAAATTGAAGTGATTGATGGTGGAGCAGGATATGCATCAACCGATCCTCCAAAAATTGAAATTGAAAATACCACAACTCCAACAATTGAAGGAGTATTCTATCCAATAATTGATCACCCAAGTAATGGTTCAATTGTTTCGGTTTTAATTGTAAATCCAGGTGAAGGTTATTTTCCAGTTACAAATACACTTGGTGAAAAAATTGGAATTGGAACCACGTCTTTAGTGGAGCCACAATTTGTAACTAAAGAATACGGTGCTGGAATTATAATGGGAGTGAGTGGTGGTATTGGAAGTGCAATATTTGAGAATGGATATAATGTAGCAATCAGTACTACAATTACTGGTGTATCAACTCTAATACCAAATGCATTAAGTCGCATTTATGGATTTGGTAATCCAATTCCATCAACAACAAATGGAATTGGAACGGATGCAAAATTTGAAGTTTGGATTACATATGATGGAACACCAGCAGGAAATCCAATTTCAACTTCAATTATTCTCAAAGATGGTGGAAGAGGATATAGAGTAGCAGATACAGTTTCAATTGCTGGAACTTATCTTGGAGGAGAAAATCCAACTCACACATTATCATTCAATGTTTCTAAAGTTTCAAGTACAGCAATCGTATCAGCAGCAAATGCATCATATACTGGTGTTGCTGGTACTACAATAGTTGGTGTTGGTTCTGGGGCAACATTCAATATATCAAGAGATTCTACTGGGAAAATTAGTTCAGTAACTGTTGCAAATGGTGGGAGAAATTATTCAATAGGAGTTGTTGGTGTTGGAACTACAAGCACATCATCAACTCCTACAGATATAATAAGTATTGCCGGAACACATATTGGTGGTTCTACACCAGCAGATAATTTATTTGTTTCACCAACACTTTTGGGAACAGATATACTCCCTGACATTTTGTATATAGACAAACTAAATGATGACCAATTTAAAGTTTCTGGACTTTCTACAGCATCAGAACTTGATATAAGTCAATTGGGTGTAGGGACACATTCATTTGCATTTGATAATCCAAATGCAAGTTCTTTAATTGCAATTGATAATATTATTCAAACTCCATTATACAGAAAAAATCTTACTTTTTCTTTATCATCTGGAGTTGGATTAGGAAATACAATATATGTGACTTCAGGTATTTCTTCACTAACTTCTTTAGATGTTTTGAAAATTGATTCTGAATATATGAATGTCAGAGCAGTTGGAATTGATTCAACAAATGACATTATTGTAGAAAGAGGTCAATATGGAAGTGAAATAAGAGCACACACTTCATCATCCACGATTAAAGTTTATAGAGGTGACTATAACATTGAAAAGGGAAAAATTTATTTTTCAACTCCTCCTTATGGAAAAATAGGACAAGAAGGTTTGAAAGTTAGTTCAAATTTTCAAGGAAGATATTTTAGTAGAAGATTTGACCCAGGAAACACCACTGACAAAAATTTAGTTATTGATGACATTTCTTTAGATTTTACGGGAAAAGCAGAAAATTTAGGAATAAGAACAGGCACTTTAAATTATGATAGTCAAGATAGTATATCAGGAATAGACACTACTAGTTTGGAGATTGGTGATACATTAAATTTAGAGTATTCTACTCCTTTTTTAATAAATTTAAATACAGTTATAAATTCAATTGGAATTGGAAGTATTGGAATTTCTCCAAATCATAATGTTTATGTGGGAATAGCAACTACCACATTTAATATCAGAAGACTTAATTTTTCTTTGAAAACCGATAATGAAATAATATCTGGAATTTACACAAATACTAATAGTTCTACTGATATAAACAACAATCCAATTATTTTAATAAACAACATCCCCCAAGTAGCAGAAAAAGATTTTAAAATAGATACACCAGGCAACAATACGATCAAATTCATCAGTGGAGTTCCAAATGCTGGAAGAATAGTTAGAGTTGCAATTACTACTGGTTTTGGTTATCAACCCCTTGTAGGTGCCTCTGCAACGGTTTCTGTTTCTTCTGCTGGCACAATATCAAGTATTTCTTTAACTGGGGCAGGAAGTGGTTATAGAACTGCTCCTGTGATTAGTATTGCTTCAACAGTTGGATCTGGTGCTACGATTACTGCGACAATCGGTACTGGAGGAACGGTAACTTCTCTGAGCATAGTAAATGCAGGAACTGGTTATACTACAAATATACTTCCACAAATAAACATACCAATTCCACCAAACTATAGTGATTTGAGTACAACTTATGCAGGAATTTCAACAGGAAGTGGAGAAGGGGCAAAAGTATCAGTAATTGTTGGAAATGGTTCCAGTGTAACTGGTTTTACTTTAGAAGATCCAGGAAGTGGTTATAAAGTTGGTGAAATTTTAGTTGTTCCAGGAATTACAACCAATCCAACTGTTGGTGCTGGTTTTAGTGAATTTAGAATTACTATTGAAGAAACATTTACTGATAAATTTGGAGGGTTTTATCCTGGCCAATTTATTAAATTTGATGATCCATCAAAATATTTTACAGGAACAAAGAGAAAATTTGATTTGCTGATAGATAAAGAATCAATTTCATTAAAAACAAGTCCATTATCAGATTTAAAAGTTGAGAATAATTTCTTTGTGTTTATTAACGATATTATACAAGTTCCAAATTTATCTTATAAAATAGTTGGTTCCAGAATAATCTTTACAGAAGCACCAAAAAAAGACTCAAAATGTTTAATTTTATTCTATAGAGGTTCAGATTTAGACGTAGACCAAGTTGACCCACCAAAAACATTAAAAGAAGGAGATATAATTCAAATACAACAAAACAAATTTGAACTGACACAAAGAGAACAATTTGAAAGAGTAATTAAAAAGATTATTTCTTCAGATCAGTTTGATACTTTTACTTATGATAGTTTGGGAATAAATACTGATCCAAAAAAATCAAGACCATTAAAATGGACAAAACAAACAAAAGATAGAATTATTAATGGGGTCTTATATTCTAAACAACGACCAGATTTAAAATCAAGGGTAACTCCAAAAACTCAAATAATTAAATCAGTATCAAAAACAGATACAAAAATTTATGTAAATAATGCATTTCCTTTATTTTCTATAGATGAAAATTTAAATTTAAAAGAAGAACTAAGAGATGTTGTATTGATATCAAATAAAGATTTTACAATTTCCACTGGTACGGCTGTAGTATCAGCAGCATCAACGATTTCTGGTGTCTCAATTACTAGTGGTGGTTCTGGATATGAACCTTCAAGTCAACCAGATATTTCTATATCTTCGGCATTTATAGTTAAAAAAGATCCAATTTATAATTGGCAAAAAACTACTGGAATAAACACTTCTTTTAGTTTTAATTCAGTCATTTATGGAAATAAATTTGTTGCTATTGGAAGCAGTAGTCTATTGGGAATTAGTGAAGATGGCAAATTGTGGACCACTTCTAATGTTGGATTTGGCACAACAGTATCATTTAACTCAATATCTTTTGCATCAACTTCAAATACTTATGTTGCTGTAGGGAATACTGGAAAAATTATCAAATCTGTTGGATTGTCTTCTTGGACTGAATATAATTTGGTACAAAGAATATTTTCAGATTCCAGTAATGTTGATTTAAATGATGAGATTGAGACAGAAAAAAGTTTGTTTAATGGTGAGTTTAATGATATTTCATACTCATCAACAAAAGATACTTTTGTTGCAGTTGGATCTACGTATATTTTTTCTTCTGTTGGGACTGCTTCCACTCAATTTATAAAAAATAACTTTAATACAGAAAATAATTTAAACAGTATAAGTAATAATAATTCATTATTTGTTACAGTTGGAGATAATGGTAGAATTTCTTACTCAATAACTGAAAATGTTTGGAAATCTATTACTAAATTTACTAATGAAAATTTAAATAAGGTTATTTGGGATGGTTCTAAATTTATAGTTGTTGGAAATAATTCAACTATAGCAACATCTGAGACTGGCATAAATTGGTCTTTGATTCAAAATTTAAATATTTCTACAAATATTAAGAACATTAAATATTTTGATGGAATTTACGTTATTTTAGATACTAATGGTGACTTGTACTATTCATTAAATCTTTCTTATTGGGAGAAGAGAACAACAAACCAAAATAATCCGATTAAAGATATAGTTTATATACCAAATCTAAATTCCAATTCCATAACTATTGTTGTTGGGGTTGCAGGAACAGTAATGTATGCTAATCCATCATATAATAGAGCAACTGCAACTTCAACTACAACGAATGACTCTGTTTCATCAGTCACTATAACAAATGGTGGTTTTGGGTACTCTCAAACTACAGCACCACCTGTTATTTTTGAAAGCATTAAACCAAATAAAGAAAAAATTATTTCAATAAAAGCAAAAGGTGATTTTGGTAAGATTGTTGGAATCAACACTATAGGAATTGGACAATCATCACTTGAATTTATTTTAGAATCAGAAAATTATAACAATAGTCTTTTAGGTATTGGTTATTCTTCCCTCAATGTATTTGGAATTAATCGTAGTCAGTTAAATGTTGGTGATTATTTTGTAATTTTTGATAGTAATGTAATAACTGGTTATGCTCTTACTGGAATTACAACATCAACTGGAATAATTGTTGGTTCTTCTGGTGTTTCCACAAACACTATTGATGGATTATATAGAGTAGAAAACGTAATTTCTAATACCAATACTGGTATTGTGACTGTTAGGTGTGATTTTATTGTAGTTCCTGGTGGAGTGGATAAAGCAATCAGTACAGGAATTAATACTACTGGATTCTATGGAAGATATACTTGGGGTCAAATATATGATTATCAAAATAGAGCAAGAGAAAATCCAAAACAATTTGATGCAAATACCAGAAACGGATTGATTGGATTATCAACTGCACCAGAAGTTTATAGAACTCGTGGTTTAATTTAGAGATAAATAAAAAAAAGTATTTTTCATAAAATGCCTGCGATTATATCTGACCAATTTAGAGTTATGAATGCTGAGACTTTTACTAAAAGTCTTATTGCAGTTGGAAACACCAGCAATACATATTATACCTTCATTGGACAACCAAATGCTCTAAATCCACAAGCAAATGGAATTGCCGAGTGGGGAGCAAATCCCCCACCACCACTTGATGGTTTTGAAGAAGAAAATAAAATAAAAGAAACCATCATATCAATGAAAAAGGTGACTCAGAGTGATGTGAGAAGAATGATTAGAAAGGTTGTCTGGGAATCTGGTTCAAGCTATGAGATGTATAGGCACGATTATTCAATCTATAATTTATCACCAATTACAAACTCTTCTTCATTGTATGATGCTAATTATTATGTAATTAATGAAGATTTGAGGGTTTATATTTGTTTACAAAATGGAGCAAATCCAGAAAATTCTAGAGGTAGGCCATCTGTAGATCAACCAACTTTTGTTGATTTGGAACCAAGACCAGCAGGAACTAGTGGAGATGGATATATTTGGAAATATCTTTATACAATTAAACCATCAGAAATTGTAAAATTTGATTCTATTGAGTTTATTCCAGTTCCAGAAGATTGGGGAACAGTCGGAGAGAGTATATCAACAAAAAATAATGCAATTGATGGAAAAATAGAAATCATTAATATCAAAAATAGAGGTTCTGGGTATAGTCCAATTTCTCAAACTTTTACAAATATTCCTATTCTTGGAGATGGGACTGGAGGAAAGGCAACAATTACGGTAGATTCTTTTGGGAAAGTTTCTGATATTTTTGTGAGTGATGGTGGAACTGGATACACAAAAGGTATAATCAAATTTGAACCAGGAGCACCTTCAATAACACAAAATTTAAGTAATACTGGAACAAATGCTACATTTGAAGTTATTGTTCCACCAAAAGGTGGTCACGGATATGATATTTATAGAGAGTTGGGTGCATATAGGGCATTAGTTTATTCAAGATTTTCTACAGATTCTACAAATCCAGATACAATTATAGGAAATGATTTTGCTAGAATTGGAATTATAAAAAATCCAACTAAAAGTGGAAGTGCTGTAGAAAAATTAGAAACTGCCGAAGTAAGTGCGATGAAAGCATTGAAATTGACTGGTTCAGCAACTAGTACAACAACTTATGCAGTAGATTCAGTAATTACTCAACAAGTAAGTACTGGAGTTACTGCAATAGGTTTTGTTGCTGCTTGGGATAATGTCACAGGAGTTTTGAAATACTATCAACCTGTAGGACTAGCAACTGAGGGTGTTGGATATAACATAAATCAATTCACATCTTCTCCTGGTTCTGGTGGAAGTTTAACAATTGTTGGATCTTCAATGAATGGTTCTTCATTAACAATTGATAGTGGATTTACTGGATTAAGTACAGTAATAAATAATACTACATACCAATTGGGAAGTTATTTTACGTCTGGCATTTCATCGTCTGAATATAATAATAAATCCGGTGAAATTATATACATTGACAATAGATTCCCTGTACCAAGATCAAAAAGCCAAAAAGAAGATATTAAAATCGTCCTGGAGTTTTAAGTAAAATGCCACAAAATACAAATTTAAATGTATCCCCATATTTTGATGATTTTTCTGATCAGAAAGGATATCAGAAAGTATTATTTAAACCAGGAACTCCAATACAATCAAGAGAATTAACAACACTCCAAAGTATTTTACAAAATCAAATTGAAAAGTTTGGAAAACACTTCTTTAAAGAAGGCTCAATGGTAATACCTGGACAAATTGGTTACGATGATCAGTATTATTCTGTTCAAATTGATGAGTCTCATTTAGGTATTCCTGTTTCTTCGTATATAGAAAAATTTGTAGGAAAAAGTATCCAAGGAGAAACTAGTGGTGTTACAGCAGTAGTAGAAAACTATATTACCAATGAACAATCCGAACGAGGAAATTATACACTTTATATAAAGTACAAAAATTCAAGTAGTAGTAATTTTACTACAAGATCTTTTATTGATGGTGAAAATTTAATTTCTCTAGAAGATGTAGATTATACATTATCTACAATTCAAAGAAACACATCATTTGCAACTGCAATTATATCAAATTCTACTTCTATTGGATCTGCGGCAAAAATAGAGGAAGGGGTTTATTTCATTAGAGGATTTTTTTTAACGGTATCCAAACAAACAACAATACTGGATCAATATGAAAATAGTCCTTCATACCGTGTAGGTCTTTTCATTGATGAAGAAATTGCAGTGGCCTCAAATAATTATAGTGATTTATTTGATAATGCTCAAGGATTTTCTAATTATTCGGCACCTGGTGCAGATAGATTGAAAATATCATTATCTTTAATCAAAAAACCACTTGATGATTTTAATGATGAAAATTTTGTTGAATTGATGAGATTGGATTCTGGTGTATTGGTTAAATTTGTAAACAATTCTGATTATAATTTATTAAAAAATGAATTTGCCAGAAGAACATATGATGAATCTGGAGATTATTATATCAAACCATTTAATGTTTTTCTGAAAGATTCATTGAATGATAAAGTAGGAAATAGTGGAATATATTCGGAAAAACAAAAAACATCTCAGGGAAATGTTCCATCTGATGATTTAGCTTGTTTGTCTATAAGTCCAGGAAAAGCATATGTTAGGGGTTATGAAATAGAAACAATAAGTAATATTAGTGTTGATGTAGAAAAACCAAGAACAACTGAAAAAGTTTTTAATTCATCAATTCCATTTAATGTTGGCAGAAAAATTATAGTTAATAATGTTTTTGGAACAATTCCAGTGGGATTTGGAACAACATCTCAGGTTTCTCTTTATGGTGATAGAACATCAACAGTCGGAGTATCTTCTGGAACTAAAATTGGAATAGCAAGAGTTTATGATTTTAAACTCAAAAATGCTGAATATTCTAATGCTTCTACTCAATTTGAACTTTTTCTTTATGACGTTCAAACATACACAAAATTGACTTTAAATTCCACAATAACTTCTTTAAGTACTCCAGCATTTATAGAAGGAAAGAGTAGTGGTGCTTCTGGATATTTAGTAAGTGCTGTTTCAAATTCTTCAGAATTGGTTTTATATCAGGTATCTGGTTCTTTCATTTCAAATGAACAACTCAAATCCAATGGAGAGGATTTAAATAGAAATGTATCTAGTTTAATTGATTATAATCTATCAGATGTACATCAAATTACTGCCAATGAATCGGCAGGAATAGGAACATTCACTGCAGATCCACTTCTTTCAGTTCAAACTCTTTTAGCACCATCTGGAACACAATTTTCCATCAGTTCTAGTGGCACTGTAACTTCCGGACAAGAAAACTTTTATGTGGGAATAAAGGTAGGTGATGTTGTTTCTTACACAAAACAAGGGGATATTGTCCCAACTTATAATAAAGTTTCCGCAATAAGTACCTCTGGAAAAAATATAACAATTATACCAACAACATCAGTCTCTGGCATTTGTAGTGGCACTTCACCTGCAAGTAATATTGCAGTTAATGACTTTAAAAAAGTTTCATTAGAGGTTTTAAATAATCAAAATGCATTTTTGTACTCTAAATTAAATAATTCAAATATTTCAACGGTAGATTTAACAGGGTCTGAAATTATTATAAGAAAATCATATCAAATTCCATCAAGTTCATTTTCTTCGGGATCATATTCACAAATTTTAGAAACTGATCCAAATTTAACTTTATTGCCATTTGATGAAGAAGATTACAATTTAAGTTTTTCCAATGGAACTATTCCACCATTAAATAACCAAAAACTAACCGTAAGTGGGAGAACTGTATCAATTCAAGGTATTACACCAAATTCCAATTCTTCTACTTTGACGGTGACATTTAAAAAAATTAATGTTTCCTCCAGAAAAAAAATATACAATAGATGCTCTTCACTAATTATAAATAAAACTTCATCTGGAATAAACACTTCTACTAATGGTTTAACGAAAAGTGATATATATGGATTAAGAGTTGAAGATAAAGAAATATCATTAAATGTTCCAGATGTAGAAAGTATTATTGGGATATTTGAGTCATCCACATCGTCAGATCCAATTTTACCAAACATAACATTAACAAACTTAAATTCAAATATTTTAAATTTAATTAAAGGAGAAAGAATTGTCGGTAATGATAGCAATGCTGTAGCAGTGGTTGTTTCAAGCAATTCAACCAATGTAGTTGAGTTTGTCTACTTAAACGAAAATTCTTTTTACATTGGTGAAAACGTCATATTTGAAGAATCAAAGATATCTGGAAAAGTAGATTCCATTTTGACCGGTGATAAAAATATAAAAAATAATTATATCTTGGATGAAGGTCAAAAAGTGGAATACTTAGATTTTTCCAAAATAGTTAGAAAAAGTGAATTTTCTTCGCCAACAAAAAAACTTAAAATAATTTTTAACAACTATACAATAAATTCAACAGATGCTGGAGATTTGGTTAGTGTAGATTCATACGATAAAGAAAGATATGGAAAAGATATTTCTTTTGTTGGTTCAAATAGTTTAAGTGATGTTATTGATTTGAGACCAAGAGTTGCTCCATATTCAGGTACATATTCACCGTTTGAATATGAATCAAGAAAATTTGAATCAATAAATTCTTCAAAAAATATATTCTCAAATAATAAAGATATTAATTTATCTTATGAGTATTATTTGCCAAGAATTGATAAATTATATTTAAATAAAGATGGTATATTTTTTATCAGCAAGGGAATTCCATCCATAGAGTCTAAAGAACCAAATTCTTTGGATTCATCTTTGGAAGTTGCAACGATTAGATTACCGGCATATTTGTATAGTACTACAGATGCAACTATCATATTATCTTCTCATAAAAGATATACTATGAGAGATGTTTCTAGATTAGAAGATAGAATAAAAAATATAGAATATTATACTTCATTATCTCTACTTGAATCTGATACTCAGAATCTTTCAATTCGTGATCCTCAAACAAAATTAGATAGATTTAAATGTGGTTTCTTTGTTGATAATTTTAGATCATATAATGGTGGTCAAATAAGAAGTAGAGATTACAAAGCAAGTATTGATACTGCAAATGGAATTTTAAGACCATCGCACTATACAACGTCAATTGATTTACTCATAGGATCCGAATCTGTTGTTGGATTGGGAACAATATCAAATCCAAACACAGACCTTCGTTTTGCAAATGATTTCGGATCACCAAATATAAAAAAAGTTGGCAGTCAGTTACTACTCAATTACTCTGAAGTGGAGTATGTAAAAAATATATTTGCTACAAGATCGGAAAATGTAAATCCTTTTCATGTTATAAATTGGATTGGATCTATTGAATTAAACCCATCTTCTGATAGTTGGATAGAAACAAGAAAAACAAAAAAAACAGTTGATATTGAGGGAAGTTATCAGCAATCAATGGAACAACTTGGAGTTGATAGTAACACTGGATTCTCTCCAATAGATTGGAATTCTTGGGAAACAAATTGGACTGGAGAAACTATATCCAATGGTCCAGAAATAGGGAGAATTAGTCAAGGAACAACTAATTTAGGAAACACTACTTTTGATCCAAGCGGATCTGGAAGGAGACAAGTTACTGATACAACTACATTTAGAGATGACTTTTTGACATTTAATAACCAAACAATAACTAAAACTGGAACAAGTACAAGAGAAGGTATTCAATATAAAGTATCAGAAAAATTTGATTCAACTAATTTGGGAGATAGAGTAGTTTCCAGAGAAATCATTAAAAAAATGAGATCCAGAAACATTGAAATTATTGCAAGAAGATTAAAGCCTTCTTCTAGATTTTATTGCTTTTTTGATAACGTAGATTTGACTTCTTATGTAATCCCAAAACTTTTAGAAGTTTCTATGAGTAGTGGTACTTTTTCTCCAGGAGAAACAGTAATTGGCACTTTGGGCACAAAAAGCATAAGGTTTAGACTCTCTCAACAAAACCACAAATATGGACCATACGATTCTGCAACAGAAGTGTATGTAGAGAACCCATATCAACCAGAAAATACATTATCTAGTTCTTATTCATCAACAACAACCATTTTAAATGTTGATACTGCTAGTTTATCAATAAATTCTGAATCTAATTTTTATGGGTCATTAATTCAGGGAATGCAAATTGTTGGCCAAACTAGTAATGCAATTGCAACTGTCTCTGAGATTAGATTGGTAAGTGATTTTTCTGGAGTCTTTATTGGATCTGTATTGATCCCCGATTCTACTATCCCATCAACACCTTCGTTTGAAACTGGAACAAAGACTCTTGTTTTGACAACTAGTTCTACAAATTCTACAGTTGTGACCTCAAATGAAAGTACTGCAGAAACTAATTTTTATTCAGAAGGCACTTTAGATAATGTTGAAAATTCAACTCTTCGTATAAGAAATGCAAATATAGAAAGATTACCACAATCAGAAACAATATTAGCATCAGAAACTGAAACTAGATTAGTATCAAGTAACACTTCAGAAAACAGAACAACAACAAGTCAAAGATGGGTTGATCCATTAGCACAATCATTTGAAGTTGCAGATAGAAATGGAGTATTCATAACAAAATGTGATATTTTCTTCAAAACAAAAGACACTAAAGGAGTTCCGGTAACTCTTCAAATTAGATCTATGAGGGATGGGACTCCAACTCAAGAAATTCTTCCTTTTGGTGAAATCGTATTGAATACAAGTGATGTAAACATTTCTGAAGATGGAACTGTCCCCACTACATTCACATTCCCATCTCCAATTTACCTTGAATCAGTAGGTAGTGGATATGCAATTGTATTAGTTTCATCTTCAAATGAATATAATGTTTGGATTTCTAGAATGGGTGAAACTGATATTTCTACAATTGACAAACCAGATTCTGAGAAAATAATTGTTTCCCAACAACCAACTCTTGGGTCTTTATTTAAATCACAAAATGGTTCTACTTGGGAACCAAGTCAATTAGAAGATTTGAAATTTACTTTATATAGAGCAGATTTTGTAACTTCACCAGCATCAATTAGATTTTACAATCCAGAGTTGGCAGTTGGAAACAATCAAATAATTTCACTAAGACCAAATCCAATCAATACAAATTCAAATTCTGCATTGATTGGAATCGGAACGAGTTTATCTCCAGTTCAACAAAGTTCTTTGGTTATCGGAAATACAATAAGTCAAACAACCAATACTAATTTTACTGGAAAGTTAAAATCACTTGTTGGTGCAGTCGGGATTAATTCTGAATTGACTTTAACAAATACAGGAATGGGTTTTACTAGTGGACCCAAATTATATTCTAATATAAATTTAAAAACACTTACTGGATTTGGAAATAATGCCAAGGTAAATCTTTTTGTATCTGGCGGAGTTGCAGTTGCAGCAACAGTAACTGATGGTGGTTCTGGATATAAAATTGGAGATACACTGACTGTAAATTCTTCTGATACAGACGGATTCGGAAAAAATTTAATTCTGACGATTCCAAATAGTTCTGGAATTATTTCTTCCTTTAATTCAATTATTGTTGATAACATTCAAGGAAAAGTAAATACTTCTGGTTCGTATTCATTAACAAATAATGGATCAGAAATAACTAATGCAACAGCAACTAGTTCTATAGAATTGACAAATGGTTTATATTTTAAAGTAAATCATAATAATCACGGAATGTATGCAGCAAATAATCAAGTAATTTTAAGTGGAATTGAATCCGATTATTCACCAGAAACTTTAGTTAGTGATTATTCTGCCACATCTACTGATAATATTGTAGTTTCTTCTGGTTCTATTTTTTCTACTTTTGAAAATGTTGGTGTTGCATCAACAAATCCAGGATATATTTTAATTGATCAAGAAATTATTAAATATACTGGAGTTTCTGGAAATTCATTAACTGGAATAACAGGAAACAGAGGAATAGATGGAACAATACCAACTTTACATAAAGCAAAATCTTTAGTATTTAAATATGAAATGAATGGCATTTCATTGAGAAGAATTAATAAAACACATACATTCACTGATGTTGATGTGAGTAATTATCCAATTGAAATGGATTCTTATTATTTAAAAATTGATACATCGTCAAAAACTGGAACAGACAGAACTACTGGAAGTGCTGTTGGTCCAGAACTATTCTTCAACCAATCAAAATCTTGTGGTTCTTATCTAACAAATACTCCACAACTGAATTCAATAAATGGACAAAAGGCAACGCAAAATTTAGTATTTAATAGTATTAGGCCAAACATAGTCACAATGTTACCAGACACAACTTCAATTTCTGCAAAATTGAGAACAACATCTGCGACTAGTGTAAATGGAAATGAATTATCATTTATTGATTCTGGTTTTACTGATATTTCTTTAAACTCAAATAATGAATTTAATTCTTTAAAAATGATTTGCTCTAAGGTCAATGAAGAGTTTTATTTGAGTTCTTTACCTGGAAATAAATCGTTGACTATAGAAATGTCCTTACAGACCAAGGATTCTAAAGTTTCTCCTGTGATTGATTTTGATCGTGTAAGTTTAATTACTACTATGAATAGGATTGATACTCCAATTAAAAATTATTTAACTGACCCAAGAGTTAATCAATTAACTGGTGATCCAAATTCAGCAATTTACTTATCAAAAATAGTAAAGTTAGAGAAATCATCAGACAACTTAAAAGTTTTATTTGATGCATACAGACATCAATCTAATGATATTAGAGTTCTTTATCGTTTATTCAGAAATGATACTCCAGACGAACAACAAATATTTGAGTTTTTCCCAGGATATGATAATTTAGATCAAAATGGTAATATCGTAGATTCATCTAAAAATAATGGAAGACCAGATAGATTTGTGCAATCATCTAATACCATAAATGATTATGGAAATTATGAATTCACCGCAAAAAATTTGCCTTTATTTAATGGATTTCAAATTAAAATTATTATGACAGGAACAAATCAAGCACAAGTTCCTTATATTAAAGACCTTCGTATTATTGCAACAATATGATACCAGTAGAAGGACATAAAGGACTCTATAGAGATGAGACCACTAATGCAATTGTAAATTGTAATGACTATCAGTATCAAGAATATATAAAATTGAAAAATGAATCTTTGAGTGAAAAAGAAGAAATTGAAAATTTAAAAAATGAATTGTCAGAAGTTAAGAAATTGCTGAAAGATTTAATAAACAATCATTCATAAATACTATAAAATAAAAGTTTTTTAATATAATGTCTATATACGTAGTCAATATAGTAATTCCTTCTGGTTCTGATTTTAGTGAATCATTTTTTCTTGAAAGTGATGAATCAGATTCTGCTTTTAATTTGACTAACTATAGTGTGTATTCAATGATCAAAAAAAGTCCATTATCTCTGACAACAGCAGCAAATTTCAATGCTTCTATTGTCTCCCCTCCAACTCAAGGTCAAATAATCATTTCTTTGGGATCTAGTATTACTGCATCGTTAAAACCAGGAAGATATTCTTATGATGTTTTAATAAAAAATAATTCATCAGGATTAAAAACTAGAGTTATTGAAGGAAGTGCTTTAGTTACAGCAGGAATTACAACAACGGTGTAAAAAATGGCTCAACCATCAACAAGGCAGGGATTAATTGATTATTGTTTGAGAAAACTGGGATATCCAGTTTTGGAAATAAACGTTGATGAAGATCAAATTGATGATTTGGTTGACGATGCAATTCAATATTTTAATGAAAGGCATTTTGATGGAATAGAAAGAGTATATTTAAAACACAAATTAACTCCCGAAGAAAAAACCACAATAAGAACAGGAGTTTCTACAACCACTGCAACTAGTGGTGTTGGAATTACAGCAATTTCTTTTCAGGAATCAAATAATTTTATAAAATTACCAGATACTGTAATTGGAGTATTTAATGTCTTTAAATCAGATGCAAATACAATATCCAGTGGGTTGTTTAATATAAAATATCAGTTATTTTTGAATGATTTATATTATTATGGAGCATTGGACCTGTTAAATTATGCAATGGTAAAAACTCATCTTGAAGATATTAGTAGAATTATCACTCCAGATGTTCAATTGAGATTCAATAAAAAACAACACAGATTATATTTGGATATTGATTGGGCTATGGTTAATGAAAATAGTTATATTATTATTGATTGCTTTAGAATTGTTGATCCATCAGATTTTCCAAAAGTTTACAATGACTGGTGGATAAAAAAATATTTAACTGCACTCATTAAAAGGCAGTGGGGTCAAAATCTCATTAAATTTAATGGTGTCCAACTTCCAGGCGGAATTACTTTAAATGGAAGACAAATTTATGATGATGCAATTTTGGAAATAGAAAAACTTGAAGAAAAACTTCATAATGAATATGAATTACCACCAATGGATATGATCGGATAATGTCACCATTAAATCCTTATTTCTTACACGGTTCATCAAGTGAACAAAGACTTGTCCAAGACTTAATCAATGAGCAATTGAGAATGTATGGTCAAGATGTTGTTTATATGCCAAGAAAATTAATTAATGAAAAATCTATCATTAAAGAGGCAATTGTTTCTAAGTTTGATGATAGTTTTAGAATAGAAGCATATGTAATGAATTTTGAAGGTTTTGGGGGACAAGGTGATATTTTAAGTAAATTTGGAGTAAGAACAACGGATGAATTAAATTTAATCATATCAAAAGAAAGATATGAAGATTTTATTTCCCCATTTTTGGTTTCAGATCAAAAAGTAAAAGTTGCTACAAGACCACAAGAAGGAGACCTTATTTATTTTCCTCTTGATAATTCTTTGTTTGAAATTAAATATGTAGAAGGAAAACAACCATTTTATCAATTGAATAATTTATATGTTTATCAATTGAAGTGTGAGATATTTGAATATGAAGATGAAAACATTTCAACAACAATTGAAGAAATTGATAAATCTGTTCAAGAGTTTGGGTATATTCAAACAATTACAATGGTAAGTTCCGGTGCAACTGCTGCATCTGCAAGTATTTCAAATTTACCATCACCAAGTTCTCTTCAATATATTGATCTAATTAATGATGGAACTGGGTATTTGACAACTCCAACAATTCGTATTGAAAAAGCACCTGTTGGTGGAACAGACGCATCAGCAGTTGCAATTATGACATATAGACCACCAAGAAATGGTAGCTCTATAGATAAAATTTTACTCATAAATCCTGGAGCAGGATATACAGTACCACCAAAAGTTGAAATATTAAGTGATACTGGAACTGGTGGAATCGCAACAGCAGTCATTTCTAATGGTTCTCTTGGACAAATATCAATATTAACTAATGGATCTGGATATTCTTCTGCACCAACTGTTTCAATATCTTCTGCACCTTCTGGTGGCACAAATGCAACTGCATTGGCATTTATAAATTCTTCCGGAATAGTTACAGCAATTAGGTATACAAATACCGGTGCTGGATACACTTCACTCCCATCTATTACATTGTCCTCTCCTGTTGGAACTTCCACTGGAAACTTTATATTTAATGAGTCAATCAGAGGAGTTTCTACAGGGACAACAGCATATGTTAAAGATTGGGATGCAGACACCAAAGTCCTTAAAGTTTCAATTGCAAATGGAAACTTTGCTCTTGGTGAATTAATAGTTGGTTCTAATGCAACTCATAAAGTATTTTCAATTCAATCTGATGATTTGTATGACCCATATGCTCAAAATACTGAAATAGAAAATGAATCAGATTCAATGTTAGACTTCTCTCAAAGAAATCCATTTGGTGATTACTAGTTATTAATTACTAAATAATTATAAAGTGTTTGATTATGTTAGGAAATTATAGTTATCACGAAATTATAAGAAAGACGGTTATATCTTTTGGTACGCTTTTTAATAATATTTTAATCAAACACGAAGAGCAAGATGGAACTGATTATAGTTTAATCAAAGTTCCCATTGCGTATGGACCAATACAGAAGTTTTTAGCAAGATTAGAACAGAAGCCAGACTTGAGAAAAAGAGTTGCATTGACTCTTCCTCGTATGTCTTTTGAATTAACTAGTATCAATTATGATGCAAGCAGAAAGGTATCTACGGTACAAACATTCAAAACATTAAATTCCGAGAATCAAAATAAAGCAATAAAAGTTTATATGCCAGTCCCATACAATTTGGGAATAAAATTAAGCATAATGGCAAAATATAATGATGATATGCTCCAAATTTTGGAGCAAATTTTGCCATTTTTCCAACCATCATTTAGTTTAACTATTGATTTAGTATCATCCATTGGAGAAAAAAAAGATGTTCCAATGATATTGGAAAATATTCAAATGGAAGATAATTACGAAAGTGACTTTACCACAAGAAGAGTTTTAGTTTATACTCTAAATTTTGTTGCCAAAACTTATATTTTTGGACCAATTGCAGATAGTACAGAAGGTTTAATTAAAAAAGTGCAAGTTGATTACTATACGGATACAAATATAAAAAATTCATCAAGACAGTTGAGATACACAGCAACACCAAGAGCAATTAAAGATTACAATAATGATAATACAAATACACTAACAGAAGATATTAATGAGTATGTTACAAAAATTTCTGTTTCTGATGCTTCACTACTGAGCGAAAATACTTACATTATGATAGAAAAAGAAGAATTACTCATTAAATCTATTGAAGGAAATGACTTAACAGTATTAAGGGGACAAGACGGAACAACGGCAGTTCCGCATTTAATTAATTCTTCAATTGATGTAATAAATGCGGTTGATGATAGTTTAGTTGAACCAGAAGATGATTTTGGATTTAATGAAAGTTATTTTGATTTTGGTGATGGAAAAATTTATAGTCCAACAAAAGGAATAGATGTATCATTATGACAAGTAAATTTGAAAATATAGACGAAGCATTAGAAATAGAAGCAACTTCTGTATCAAAAGAAATTGTAAAAAAATCAAAAGAAGCAATAGCAAGACCAATCTCTGGAGAAGAAAGTGATAAGGATTATGAATACACACGAGGAAATTTGTATTCATTGATTGAAAAGGGTCAAGAAGCAATTGATAGTATTATGGATTTAGCACAACAAAGTGATAGTCCAAGAGCATATGAAGTTGCAGGTCAATTAATTAAAAATGTTGGTGATGTGACTGATAAGTTAATTGATTTGCAGCATAAAATGAAAAAACTTAAAGAAGAAGATACTAGAGGTCCTTCTACCGTTAATAACTCTGTTTTTATTGGTTCCACTGCGGATCTCCAAAAATTACTCAAACAAGGATTTGCCGACAATAAATAGTTCAAAAACTATGAAAACTTTTTCACAATTTCTTTTAGAAGCAACTGACCCAAAGGGACCCATTAAGAAATATATGCCCTTAGAAGAGATTGCGAAAAAGCATAAAATCTCAATGAAAACTTTAAGTTCCCAATTAGAGATGGGTATTAAAGTAGAAAGTGAACATACTGGAAGCAAAAGAATGGCAAAAATGATTGCCCTTCA